TCCTAAATTATCTGCTTTTACATAATCTTCTGGATCAAGAATAAAACATTGATGACTATAGGTAGATAAATTACCGCATGGATAATATTGTTGTTTACCTTTAATATTTAATAAAACACCAACAGATTCTTTTGGATCTTCGTTTTTTGCATGAAGTAGTGCATCGTGCTTCCAATCCATTAATTAAATGTACCAATAGAAGGAAAATTAGATCTTGTGCATTGACGTTTTGGCGCACGAACACCTGCAAGATCAAATACTGCTGCAAGTTCAAACGTAACTATTTCTCTGTTTTCTGCTGATTTTCTATCTATCTTATATATTTCTTGAGGAAACTCTGCTGTAGGATCAGGAGTGCCAAATGGATTTGAACTCCCCGAAAAATTTGCTGCATCTAAATATCTTGCTAAAGTTCTAATTCTGGTAACTGTAGCTCCTATCAAATCATTGCCTGCTGTAGTTTCATTAACAGTTAATAAAATTGCTGTAATTGTATTAAGAGCATTACTTACAGTTAAATTTGGTCTTGGTAACTGTCCTCTTTGATAAGCAAAACCTTCTGCTTGTATTGGTATTTTGTTATATGTATTACCAGCCCAAATAATATCTGCATTAGAATTATAATTTGTACCAGCATGAAACCTATAAATTGTATTTGCACCATGTAAAGCAGTAGATAGTTGAAGGGTAAATAATTCAATTACTGATGATGGGTTAATTTTCTGTAAATCAGTAATAATTGGTGCTGTACTCATGGCTCAAATACCTCTATAAATGTTGCACTAATATCAGCAAGATTAGAATAATTCATATTTTTTTGCCATGTTTTACATATAAATTTCATTGCAGAACTTTCGTTAGGTGGTGTGTAATCAAAACTAGCAGAGTCTTCTACTCTTGCATCTAAAAATGTTTCTATAGTATCTGAGTCTGCTTCTGTTAAATTATTCCAATTAAAAGAAAATTCTTTACCATTTTGATGAGCAGGTAATCCAAACAATATTCTATGCTGATACCCATCAGCAAATTTTACAGTTCTAGTAGAAGGTTGAGATTTTTTCTTTACTGGATAACTTGCTTCTATGTTTGGAAAAGTAGCCATTATGTTAATAATCCTCCGGGTCTTTTTTGTTTAATTAATTCTGATTGTATCGCAACTGAAATAACACGACCAAGTTCTCTGCCACCACTCTCATCTCCTTGAACACTAGATCCAGAAGCATCTACATTTACAACAATATTTGTTGAACCTCCACCATGAGAAATAACTCCAAGTTTTCCACCTCTTCCACGTTGTAATGGGAGTACAGCCTCCGGACCGGCCTCGCCCATAAGCCCCATGCCATTTGCCATTGGGAATAAAGTTGGTTTGTTTACTATGCCTCCATAAGCGTATGGAACAATTTTATTCTTAGCAAAAACATTACCTTTAGCACTTGGTACAACCTCTCCTCCTTCTATAACATTTCCGTTCGCATTAAGATTAAAAGCACCAAGTATAGGATTTGCAATAAATTTCATAAACATTGCTTTTACAATAATTTTTTGTAATTCTTTTACTGCACTTCTAGCTAATTCAGCAAAACCTCTCTTACCTTCTACAAAGAAATCAGCAAACGCATCTCCTAATCTATTCGTAACATTTAATGCAAGTTCTCCAATTTTTGTTTTCATATCTGTAGTTTCTTTAACAAGGTCTTTAAATTTTTGTGCAAAGCTTTCTGTTTTATCTTTCCCTTCTGTTAATTTATTTATAATATCTTGTAAATTATCTCCAAATTTTATACCTTCTTCTTTTAACTTTTCTTGAATAACAAGAGCTTCTGCTTTTATTGTCCTTGCATCAAACTCTTCTTGAGTTATTAACCCAAGCTTTAATTTAATTTCATCTAAATCTTTCTTTCTTTTATTAGGATCTATAGGACTTGCAAAATTTGTTGGTTGATCTCCTCTTTCTAAACTTGCAAATTTTCTTGTTGTTGAAGTTTCAAAATAAGCTCTAGCTGTATCTGTTAACATTTCTGGATTAAAAGGTATGCCTCTAGCCATTCTCTTTTTCCCAAATTCTGTAAATGTATCATCACCAAAAATGCTCTCGGTCATTTTTAATGCAAAATCTTCCGCTTCTTGTCTATTTGTTAATTTTTTAGTTCCTTTAAAAAATTTTACTACTGCTGTTAACGCATTTGCTGCTCCAGTTACTATACTTTGAAACCCTGCTCCAATAGGTTGGAATAAATCTCCAAATTCTTTTTGAAGATTTTGTAAAGCAACTTCCATTCTTTGACCAGCTTCAACAGTTGATCCAGCCATTTTATTTGCAGCATCAGCATGATCCTCGCTAAGTTTGATAACAAACTTCATAACATCATTTAAACCAACAGTTCCATCTCTTAGATCCTTTTGTAATTCTGGTAGTGTACGACCACTCGCTTCTGCAAATTTAACAACCGCACCCGGTAGCCTTTCTCCAAGTTGGCCTTGTAATTCTTCCGCAGAAACTTTACCTTTACCAAAGATCTGCGACATGGCTCGAATCGCAGATTGTACGTCTTCAGCATCTCCACCAGTGGCTTTGATAGCCTCTGATACACCTTTAAATACTTTCTCGGCATCATCTACACTACCGCCAGCACCTATAACAGATGCAGATAATGTAGTGAACTGTTTAGTGGCTGCTCCTAAAGGTACATTTAATCTTAAAGAGGTGCTAGAAATAATTTTTTGCGCTTTATTAAATTCACCTTGAGTTTTAGTAACACCTTTTAGAGCAATTTCTAATCTTTGTATTTGCGCTGAATATTTTGCAGCAGCACTAGCAGCTTTAACAGTATCAACTTTAGCACCAATTGCAGCACCAATTGCAGCACCAACCGGCCCACCAACCGCACCGCCAGCAAAGGCAAGCTGACCTGTTGTTCCAAGCCCTGCGGTTGCTGTTCCAGCTAATGCTCCAAGTGCTGCTCTTCCTCCTACTGGTATCTTACTAAACCTTGCATTTAACCTTTGAAACATTCCCCCTTGAGGAACTGCTGCTGCTGTTGCAGCGTTCATTTTTGTTCTAACTTTATCTATTTCAACTCCAAGTCTTGAATATGCTTTAGTACCAATACCAACATTATCTCTTAATTTTTTTAATGCGCTTATCTGCCCTTCAAAAGCAACTTTACTTAATTTAGTATTTCCATGTACTTTAGTTATCCCTTTTATAAACCTGTCAAGTTGTGGTTTTGTAGCTTTTACTGTTGAACTAAATTTTTTAAAGTCTTGACCTATCCCTTTTATTCCAGCAAAACCTTCTGTTTGTAATTTAAGAGTAACCTTTTCAACTTTAGCCACTACTTCTTCTCCTTATTAATTTCTTTCATCGCCACAGATTCCATAAGTTGTAAACCCTCTAGCATTTCTTGTCGGTTACTCACATGATAGAGGTCAAATAGTCCTCCATCAAGTAATAATACCTCATATTTTAATCCTACAACACCTCCAAAGGTTGTGTTCCATTGTGTCTGACAACGTAAAAACATCATTACAATATCCCAATTTTCGTCAAACACCTCAAAATCTTTTTCTTCTTTTGGTTGCTCCTCGATTTTTACACCAAACGCAGCAGCGTCTTTTAATGTTTCATCTATAACTTCTTTGCCACCCGAAGCCCAATATAAGGCAGCATCAGTTAGTTTCCCACTTGGGCATTACCATAAAAAGATTTAAAAGCATCTAAAACCCCTGCTACAAAATCTGTATCTTCTGCAAAGTTTTTCAATTCTACTTTTGAAAACTGTATTGGTGTACCATCTTCTTCTGTTAAATCTTCCCAACCAACCAATACTTTTTCTAAAGCCTTAAATTCACTTTCTTCTTCAAATGAATTTAACTCGGATCTTGATAAACGCTTAAATTTACCAATGAACTCACTTGTATCAAACTCACCAATATTAGTTTCAGAAGGTGTTTTAACTTGAACAGGCCAAGGATAAACCTTGGTCTTTTTTCTAACAAATGCCATAAATTAAGATATATACTTCTTTACTCTACCTCAGTAGTCAATACTTACTAAGTAAA